CCCAACCCAATATTCACTTAATGGTATTTTAACAGGTGTAGCTAATAACAGTTGGTCAACTCAAAGAGTATTTTGGTACCCAAACTCAGTATCTAAAGCCATAGTAGTTTATTACGGTAACGCAGTATATTCAACCGAATCAGAGGCTATTGCTAATATAAACATCGAAACATTTACTGAAGCACCTAACACAGCAGCAAATGCTATTTATTTAGGGGCTATAGTGATTAAAGGAGATGGTACATTTGCAGTAGATGCTGATTTTACTATATTGCCCGGAGGTTTATTTAGAGGAGTAGGTGGTGGTGGCGGTGGTGGAGGTGGAACTACATCTCCTGGAGGTTCAAATACTCAAATCCAATACAATAATAATGGAGTTTTTGGAGGAGTATCAAATTTAACTTGGAATGGAACAACCCTATCCGCAACTGGATCTTTCACAGGTTCATTTACAGGTTCTTTATTAGGAACAGCTTCATATGCTACTACAGCTTCATACGCTTTAAATGGTGGAGTAACCCGATTACTAGCAGGACCAAATATTACCTTATCACCTACAAATGGTTTAGGACAAGTAACTATCACCTCAACAGGTGGTGGAGGAGTATATGGTAATACAGCAACAGGTTCTTATGGTAGTTTTTATGATACAACTACACAAACAAATCCTGTAGCTAATATTCTTCACTCAATGTCTCTTAATACAACAGATATTAGCAATGGAGTATCAATATCAGGTTCAACTAATCCTTTTAACACATATATTAAAACTGAAAATATTGGTGTTTATGATATACAATTCTCAGCTCAACTTGAAAAAACCAGTACAGGAAATACAAGTATAGCATATATTTGGTTAAGAAAAAATGGAGTTGATTTAGCAGAAACAAATACAATAGTTGAACTATCTCAAAATGGTAAAGGTGTAGCTGCTTGGAATTGGTTTGTAAATTCTGCCGCTAATGATTATTACCAGATAATGTGGGCAGCAGATAGAACAGATGTTCAATTAGCAGCTACAACACCTGCTTTAGGCCCTGCTGTTCCTTCATTAATTGTAACTGTGAACAGAGTAGATCAATTTTAGGTAATCAAACTATAACGGGCTCTCTTATTCAAGGATTAGAAGGGAATATAGCAACAGGAGAATACTCACATGCCGAAGGAAGTATCACTAAAGCAATAGGAGACTATTCACATGCCGAAGGAGATAATACCCAAACAATAGGAAATTATTCACACGCTGAAGGGCAAGAAACAGTTACACTAGCTTTAGCGGAGTATTCCCACGCAGAGGGATATGGAACAATAGCATCAGCTAAATGGCAACACGTACAAGGCCAATGGAATGCTACATCATCAGTAGAATCAGCCTTTATTGTAGGTAACGGATCCGATAACGATAATAGAAGCAATCTTATACATGCTGCAGGAAATGAAGTGCAGATATCTGGTAGCTTAATAGCTACTTCTTTTACAGGTTCATTGCTTGGAACAGCTAGTTGGGCTGAAAGTGCTTCTCAAGCTTTATTTGCTTTAACATATCCTTATAATTCAACCTCATCAATTTTAGGAAATGGATCATCAACTTCCTTTAATATTAATCATGGATTTAATACAAGAAATCTTCATATAACTGTATATGATAGTGCATCAGGTGATATAGTTTATCCTGATTTAAAACATGTAAATGCTAATACATCAAGTATTACATTTGCTAATCCTCCTTCTATGAGCCAATATATAGTTTATATATCACAATAGTATACTTTTTAATATTTATAATCAAAAAGTAGTTAATGGCAAATGTTTACCAAAGTCAATATGCGAAGATAGCGATAAGAGCACTTAATACCGACAGTGCCTCTTATGCTTTAACAGCTTCGTATGCTATGAATGGTGGAAGCGGTGGAGGATCTACAGATACTGGTTCTCTACTAAAAACAGCTTCAGCTGCTGGTAATACTATAACCTTCACTAAAGGAGATGGCTCAACATTCCCTGTAACGGTAGCAGGAGGAACTGGAGCACCTGGAGGTTCTGACACACAATTACAATTTAACAGCGCAAGTGTATTTAGTGGCAGTTCAAATCTTAGATTTAATTACACTAATAACACTATATACTTAACAGGTTCTATCTCAGCCTCATCAGGAGCTAATACAGTAGGATTTTTTGGAACTTCTTCTTGGGCTCAAAGTGCATCACAAGCTATAAGTTCAAGTTATACTTTAAGTAGTAGTTATGCCTTATCTGCTTCTACATCTTCATTTATAACTGCTTCTAATGTATGGGGACCGTTTGGTTCTAGTAGTGTCCAAAGCGCTTCTTATGCTTCTGGCTCTACTAGTGCTTCTTATGCTGCTACAGCATCTTATGCTTTGGCCTCAAACCCTGCCCCCTCAGACACTTATGTGCAATTTAACCAAAATGGGGCTTTTGGAGCAAATGCAGATTTTGCTTACATATACACTTCTAGTAGCCTACAACAAGGTAGTGGAACAGTAGCCTTAGGCCAATATTCTCACACTGAAGGTTCTATAACATATACTGGGCTTGTTAATGCATATTCTGCCTCTATATCAAGTGGTGTTGTTACCTTATGGGATACCTATCCTGATTTATCTGGTGATTTCTTATCAGGAGATTATATAATTTACAAAGACATAAGCAACAATCTTTCTATAGTTGTTGTTGACTCAGCAACATATTCTTCACCTAATACTATTATAACTTTAACTGATCTTAGTATTAATGTTACTTCAACAATTATAGGTAATGCTAATAAGAGTATATCGTTATGGACTGGAGATCAAACTTCTCCAAATAATTTTGGGTTTAGTTCTCATGCTGAAGGGACTTTTACTTATGCTCTTGGAGTAGCATCTCATGCTGAAGGAAGAGACACTGCTACTTTTAAAGAAGGTTCAAATACTAAAGGTAAGGGAACAGTAGCTATTGGAGATTATCAACTAGTAATAGGAAATTATAATGCTCTTAATACTTCATCTTATTCATTTATAATTGGAGACGGAACAGCAGATAATAATAGACATAATCTTTTATTTACTACTAAATCATGGTTTGAAGTAAGTGCTTCAAATGTTTTTTTACAAGGACTACCTGCATCCCCCGAAACTCATATTTTAGTATACAATACCTCTTCAGGTCAAGTTTATTACACTGCTTCAAGTGCTATAGGTGGGGGTAGTGTTGGAGGTAATTTTGTTCCAAGTTCTTGGACAGGTTCTAATGCTTCTGTATTTGCTGGTACTGCCTCATATGTCACTGGATCTATATTTACTAGTACAAATCCTGCTTTAAGTGCTTCATATGCTTTAACTGCTTCACATGCTTTAAATGGAGGAGGATCATTTACTTCAACTTCTTCTTTTATAGGGAATGGATTATCATCTTCATTTAACATTAACCATGGCTTTAACACCCGAAACCTCCACATTACAGTTTATGAAAGTGGATCAAATGGCGAGACAGTATACCCAGACATAAGAAGAATTAATGCTAATACAGCTAGTATTATATTTGCTAATCCACCAACAGCAGATCAATATATAGTTTATATATCAATATAAAAATGGCACAATTTTTAACTGAAATACAATTCGCTACTACAGGGTCTATAGAGACACCGGAACTAGGATTTATAACTTTATATGCTAATACTGATGGATTTTTATATGCTAAATTATCAAATGGAACTCAAGTTAAACTAAGTAATACTTCTATATGAGTCAGGTTTTAAAAAGTTTACAATTAGTTACACAATCATATAATGGAACACCAAGTACTGGTACTGGAGCTTTATATGCTAGTGGTAGTATTATATATTTTGAAAATACAACTGGCACTATATTTCCTTTAGGAGGACCTGGATATATAATTGTAAGAGAATATACAGGATCAAATCCAGGTAGTGGATCTTTAACTTATAATTGGGCTAATAATATAAATATAAAATATATTCAAGTAATTTGTGTTGGAGCTGGAGGCGGAGGAGGTGGTGCTGGTAGAAGTGCTACAGCTGTTTCCCACACTGGAGGATCTGGTGGTGGTGGTGGTGCTATAGCTTGGGGATTTTTTAATTCTTCTTCATTAACTCAAGATAATTATACTATTAGCATAGGTAGAGGAGGAGCCGGAGGTTTAGGATCATCCACAGGTACAGGAGGAACTGGAAGTGCTGGTGAATACACTACTTTTGGAGGAACCTTAGTTAGCGCTAGTGGAGGAAATGGAGGAATAGGTTCTGTTAATAACTCCACAACTAGAGCTGGAGGAACAGGTGGTCAAACTACTTCTTGCCTTCCAGGCCCTGGCTTTGCTATTAATGGAGGTAATGGTTCTTCTAGTACCACAGTAGGAGGAGGAGCAACCCAACCCACATCATTTTTTTCCACCCCATTAACACCTACAAGTACAGCTGGAGGAGGAGCAGGTTCTAGCTGGACTACTACAACTAATGTTGGAACTTCAGGGTCTCTAGGAGCTAATGGATTTGAATGGAACACACTAAAATCTAATAATACTATTAGTAACAATTCAGGTTCAAATAATTTAGTAACAGCAGCAGTTTTATTGCAATTTACAAGTAGTGTACTTACAACTATCTATGGTTTAGGTGGAGGAGGAAATGGTACTATATTACCAACAAATCCAACTAGCATAGCTGGAGGAAATGGTGGGTTATTTGGAGCTGGAGGAGGTGGAGCTAACGCGTTAATAGGTGCTAGTGGAACAGGACAACCTGGAGGAAGTGGATCCTCAGGTTTATGTATAGTATTAGAATATTATTAAAAATATGGCTAAGTTATTAAACACAACATTTTTAGTTACACAATCTGCTCCCTCAACCCCAAGTTCAGGTCTTGGAACTTTATTTGCTAGCAGCAGTAAATTGTTTTTTAAAAATTCTTCAGGTACTACATATGATTTAACTATTAATAATAGTGCTGTTGGAGGACAAACTAATATTTTAATATACACCAGCTCAGGAACTTATACTTATAATACAGGATCTGGTGTACAATATATAAAAGTACTTTGTGCTGGAGGTGGTGGTGGAGGAGGAAGTGGAAGACTAGGAGCCGCATCTACTAACAGATATGGTGGTGGAGGAGGAGCTGGAGGTAATATAAATGTAGCTTATTTTTCATCTTCATCATTAACAACTGGAAGTTATACAATAACTATAGGTGGTGGTGGTGGTGGTGGTGGCCAAAGAATAGGAGCTGCCAATTTAAATGGAATTACAGGTACAGTAGGATCAAGTAGTTCTTTCGCTTCAGGCTCAACCATTCTTTTACTAGGAACAGGTGGACCAGGAGGTGTAGGTGGAACTAACACTGCAGGAAGTGCTGGGGGAAGTAATACTGCTCCAACAACAGCTACAGTTCCAAATCCTTATCCACCATTTTATTATTCTGGAGTAAATGGAGGTGCAGGATCAAATCTTAATGCTTTAGATGCAGGTAATGCTTTTAGTGGAACTAGATTTTTAGCAGGTGGAGGAGGAGGAGGAGGTATAAATACTTCAAACGTATCAGGTAGTGGTGGATCAGGATCAGCTATTTATCAGTACGCTACTTTAATTCAATCTGGTTCACCTGGATTACCACAAACTCCTCGAAATGGCAATAATGGTGCTCTTGTATATGATGTAATTAATTTTTTAATGTACTATACAGGTAGTAACTTAACCTCAGGAGTACTAGTAGGAACTGGAGGGCATGGTGGAGCAGGAGGAAATTCTAGTGGAACTGGAGGAAGTGGAAGTAGAGGAGCAGGAGGTGGAGGTGGAGCAGGGTCAAGTGTAAACAATACAGCCAGTGCAGCAGGTCCTGGAGGTAATGGTTTTGTAATAATTTTTGAATACTATTAAAACAAATTAAATATGGCTAGATGGGCAGTAATAAAATCAAACTATGTGATTGACATAGTGATATGGGATGGTATAACACCTTGGCAATACCCAGGTGACCATGATCTTTTAATAGAAGAAAACACAGAAGATGTGGGATATGGAGATTGGTATGAAGCTTCAGAAGGAATATTTTATCGTCCTTTAAAAACACCCCCTGATTTTCCAACAACCTCTTAAATATTTATGATAAATCAAAAATATGGAAACAAAAGTTTTAACCCAAGAAGAGATTACACAATTAAAAGCAGTCCAACAAGAAAGATTTGTTCTAATAGACAGATTTGGTACCATTGAAATTCAATTTCAAGAATTAGAATCTGTAAAGCAAAAACTAAAACTTGAATATGAAAAACTAAAACAAAAAGAAGAAGTTTTAGGCAAACAACTCCAAGACAAATATGGTGATGGCACCATTAACCTAGAAAAAGGAGAATTTGTGAGCACCTAGTTTTTCGAAACCCTCCAAGATATTTATTAACAAACCCCAAATTAAAAACAACTAAAACAATTTAATAACATGGCGACTAACGTTTTACTTTCCCCAGGTGTATTAGCAAGAGAAAATGATACATCTTTTATAAGCCAAAGACCCCCTGCTGTAGGAGCAGCCATTATAGGCCCTACAGTTAGAGGCCCTATTGGTATTCCTACTGTTGTAACCACATACAGTGATTTCACCAACATATTTGGTGATCTTCTTATCAGTGGTGGTGCTCCTTATTCTTACATGACATCTATTGCAGCTTACAACTATTTCCAAAATGGTGGTGAGACATTAATGATTACTCGTGTAGTATCAAACTCATTAGAATGGACCCCAGCTACTGGTCAAATTTCATCAAGTGCCCAAGCCCCTTCTCAACCTGCATTTGAATTAGAAACACTTTCTGAAGGTGTTATTATGAACAGCTCAGGCTCTCAAGACTCAAAAGGAGGCTTAGTAAGTGGATCTGTTAATAACTTACGTTGGGAAATTATAGCCCCAAACACATCTTCAGGTACATTTACTTTATTAATTAGAAGAGGTGATGATAATACTAATAACCCAATTATTTTGGAACAATGGACTCAATTATCATTAGATCCACTTGCTCCAAACTATGTTGAAGCAGTAATTGGTAACTATGATTACAACTATGATGTTGTTAATAACCAATTAAACATTACAGGATCATATGCTAACCGCTCAAGATATGTAAGAGTTAAAGCTGTAAATAACACAACTCCTAATTATCTTAACTCTGCAGGTCAAGTTTCTGTTGCTTCGTACACTGCTTCTTTACCAATAGCTCAAACAGGTGCATTTGCTGGTGCTACAGGTGATATTATAGCTGGGGTTAAATTCTATAATGACATTATTGCAACTAATACTCAAGGATTAACAGCAAATAGCTATACAAATGCTATTGCTCTTATGAGTAATGATGATTATAAGTTTAATGCTCTTTACACTCCTGGTTTAATTTATGAGTTTGCAGGTCATGGATCTAAAATTGAAACAATTATTCAAAATACCCAAAACAGAGGTGATAATATTTATGTATTTGACTTATTAAACTACGGTGGTTCAGTTAGCTCTGCAACTGCTCAAGCTAATAACTTTGATACTTCATATGCTGCTACTTACTGGCCTTGGGTGTCTACTAAAGATGTAGCTACTGGCAGAACAGTTTGGGTCCCAGCTTCAACATTTATTCCTGGAGTATATGCCTTTACTGATAGCGTATCTGAGCCTTGGTTTGCACCTGCAGGTATTAACAGAGGTGGGTTAAACCGAGTAATTCGTGCTGAATACAAATTAAGTGTAGCTCAACGTGATACTTTATATCTTAGCAACATTAACCCATTAGCTTCATTCCCAGGCACTGGTACTGCAGTTTATGGTCAGAAAACCTTACAACGCAAACCTTCAGCACTTGATCGTGTAAATGTTCGTCGTTTGTTGATTGTATTAAAATCTACTATTTCTAGAGTTGCTAATAATTTAGTGTTTGAACAAAACACACAAGTTACAAGAAATATTTTCTTAGCACAAGTTATACCATATCTTGAATCAATTCAACAACGCCAAGGTTTATATGCATTTAAAGTAGTAATGGATAGTACTAATAACTCTGCTGAAGTAATTGATAGAAATGAGTTAATAGGTCAAATCTATTTACAGCCAACTAAAACAGCTGAATTTATTTACCTCGACTTTAATATTACTCCAACAGGTGCTACTTTCCCTGCATAAGGTTTTAAATCATAATATATTTATTAACAAATAAAAAAACTAAGACAATGGCAATATTAAATTATAACGAAATGTTCTTCACACCATTTGAACCTAAACAACCCCACAGGTTCCAGGTGTCGCTAGATAACGTTCCTGCCTATATGATTAAAGGTATGAGTGCTGTAAATCTACAACAAGGTGAAGTAATATTAAATCACATTAACGTTCAAAGAAAAGTTAAGGGTAAAACCACTTGGGGTGATGTAACTATGACATTATTTGACCCAATTACTCCTTCGGGTGCACAGACAATCATGGAATGGGTTCGTTTATCACACGAATCTGTAACAGGTAGAGATGGTTACTCTGACTTCTACAAAAAGCGACTTGAACTTAACGTTCTAGGTCCTGTAGGTGATATTGTAAGCCAATGGGTGCTTGTAGGTGCATTCATTAAGGACGCTAACTTTGGTGATTATAGCTATGATACCGAAAATACAGCAGTAAATATTACTATGACTATAGGTATGGACTATGCTATATTGAACTACTAAGATTTAAAGCTAAATACTATAAAAAGAGCTCGCATTTTTTGCGAGCTTTTTTTTTCTTCATATATGTATATAGGACAAACAAAAACGTTATAACAAAATTATTTATGGAAAACAAATTTAATGTCCCAACAGAGGTTGTGGACTTACCTTCAAAGGGTTTAGTATACCCTAAAGAAAATCCTCTTTCAAGTGGTACGATTGAAATGAAATATATGACCGCAAGGGAAGAAGATATTTTAACCAACCAATCATATATCCAAAAAGGCACAGTACTAGACGAGTTAGCGTTATTAGTGGCTGCTCGCATTTTGGGTTATGGTAAAGATTATACCTTTATGTGGGGTGGTGAAGAACAAACAGTTGATCTTTCTACAATTGAAAACAAAGTTATCCTAGACCACCTCTACAACCCAGGCGTAAATGAATTTAAGTTTACTCTTCCTTCAACTAAAATAGATATTACATTTAAGTTGTTAACAAGTGCTGATGAGAAAAAAATCAATGCTGAGTTAGAAGGTTTAAAGAAGATTTATAAAAATAATGTACCTGAGTTGTCAACCCGTTTAAAGTACATGATTACTTCTGTTGAAGGAAATACAGAAAACCCACACATTAGAGAATTCGTAGACAAGTATTTGTTAGCCCGTGACTCCAAGGCGTTAAGGGAGTATATAAGGGAGGTACAACCAGACGTTGATCTGACCTTTTTTCCCGAAGGAAGCGACACAAAAGTCAACATTCCAGTTGGACTTAACTTTTTTTGGCCTGACGCCTGAGCTAGCTCGGGATTATAGGATTAATTTATTTACTCAAATTCATGAAATGGTGTTTCATGGCCAAGGTGGCTATGATTGGGAAACAATCTACAATATGCCTATATGGCTTCGTAAATTTGTATTCCGTAAAATGAAAGAATACTACGAAGAAAAGAATAATAATAACGCGCCAAAAGATTTAATTTCTCAAACTAAAGCTATCCGTGAGGGTAAAATTCAACTCCCAGACCAATTTAAGGGTAAGTTAAAGCAACCTCCTAAATACTAAATTTGGTAGTCTTTAATATTTATAATATATACTTTTATTAAAACATGGCTGCACAAAATCCACTTAGTTCTGCTGAATTAAAAGAACTGATTAAGTTACTGCAAGTAGTAGAAGGTTTACAAGAATCAGCGGCTCAACAAGAAGCCAATCGAATTGCTTCTACCGCAACTGCTAGACGACAACTTGAAACTTTAAGATCAGAATATAATGAACTTACATCTGATATTTCTGATTCATTAAATGTTTTTAAAAAACTTGTATCAGAACTAGGAAATGCATCTTCTGGGGTTACTATAACTACTAGAGCTTATAAAGGCATTATATCTATAGCTGAAAAACTTCAACTCCACCAGAAAAGTATAGTAGATTTAAATGAAAAGGATCTTAAAAAACTTCAAGAAAAATTAGCTATACAAAAACAAAACATAACTAACTCTGAAGAGGTACTAAAACAAGATAAAGAAAGATTAGCTGACCAGGCTAGATTTAAAAGCTATGATGTAGATAGAGTTAAAGATCAAATAAGACATTTAGAGCAAGTTAAAACTCGCCGAAGATTAACTGATTTAGAGAAAGAAGATTTAAAAGAATATCGCAAAGAACAGGCTAAACTTGAATCTCAATTTAAAAGGATAAATGTCCAACTTGAAAAAACCGAAGCATACCTTAACGAAATCCCAGGTATAATCCAAGGGGTAGATGCTAATTTTAATGCTGTTGAAGCTACTATAAAAAGAATTCAAGACGAGCTTAAAGAACAAAATTCATTATTAGGATTAGGTGGATCAATTGTAGCAGGTTTAAGTACTGCTTTAGATAAATTAGGATTTGGTAAGTTATCTCAAGCCTTAGGTATAAATCAAGCTACTTCCGAAATGGAAGAGTTTGCATCTAAAATTGTAAAAAAACGCAGTGAAGAGGCTAATTTAAGAAGTAGTATAGAACGAACCCAACAGGAATTAGAATCTAAGGGTTATAGTCAAATTCTTCATAGTTTAGAGCAAGAAAAACAACTTGAAGAACAAATTGCAGCGGCTAGAGGAAACTTAACTAATGATGAAATAAGACAAGGATTAGGAGGTATTGCTTTAAAGAATCAACTAGACCAGTTAGATGTTGTTAAATCTACTATTAGTGAAAAAGACAGAGAACTTCACCAAAAAGCCCAAATAAATGCTCAAAATAAAATTACCCTTGGTCAATTAACAGCCCAAAATGCCCAATACGCAGGTATGAATGGGCATTTAGCTGTTTTAGGTAAGGGTATAACAACAATGGGTAGTTCTTTATTTAAGAACTTAACTAACCCTATAACCCAAGTTACTTTTGTTGTAACTCAATTAGTAGATGCTTTTAAAACTATTGATAACAATGCTGGAAAATTAGCCAAAGGCATGAATATCAGCTATGGTGAAGCTCTTGAAGTTAATGAACAATTTGCAAACATAGCTAGAAATTCAAACTCAACTTTTGTAACTACTAAAAAATTAGGAGAAAGTTATTTAGCCATTAGCCAAAACTTAGGAGCTAATGCTAAAATAGCTGAAAAAGATTTAGATACTTTTACTAAATTAAGAGAACAAGCTGGTTTTACTAATGAAGAATTAATTGGTATTAATAAAATATCAATGGCTACTGGTAAGAGTGTTGATGACACTGTTACTGGTTTTATGGGTGCTGGTAAAGCATTAGCTATTCAAAAAGGATTATCTATTAACATTAAGCAGTTAATGAAAGATACTGCTAATGTTTCTAATGCCATTAAATTATCATTAGGTGCTACACCAGAAGCATTAGCTAAAGCTGCTGTTAAAGTTAAAGAATTAGGTATTAACTTACAACAAGCAGATAGCATTGCTAATTCATTACTCCAATTTGAAAGCTCCATTACAGCCGAACTAGAAGCTGAGTTATTAACAGGTAAAGAAATTAACCTTGAAAATGCTCGTTACTATGCCTTAATGGGTGATATCGGCTCAATGGCTGAAGAAATCAATAAAGAAATTGGAGGCTCAGCTGAATTTACTAAAATGAACCGAATCCAACAGGAAGCATATGCTAAAGCTGTTGGTATGTCAAGAGAAGAATTAGCTAATTCATTAGTAGAACAAGAAGCATTAAGCAAATTAGGACGTTCACTAACTGAGGAAGAAAAGAATGCTTATGAATTTGCCAAACAAAAGTATGGTGAAGAAAAAGCAGCCAAAATGCTTGGTGAAGACCAGCTAGACACAATGATGGACCAGGCAGATGTTCAAGAACGTTTTGCTATTGCTGTTGAAAAATTAAAAGATGTATTTGTTAGTATAGTAGATGGTCCTTTAGGATCAATGTTAAGTGGATTTGCTACTTTATTAAGCAACACCGCTTTATTAAAAGGACTATTAGTTGGTTTAGGACTAGCTATGCTCCCTATGGTTTATAATTTAGGAGCTGCGGCAATATCTGCTGCTGCTCTTGCTATATCTGCTATAACCACAGCATCTGCCGCTACTTTAGGAATTGGGGCTTTAGCCATAGGCGCCGGCATAGCAGTGGCCGCATTGGCAATGGATTCTGAAACTTCTAAAGCTACTTCTAGAACCAAATCTCAATATACTGTTAAAGATGCTAAGATTGACCGTAAAAAAGGACCCACATTAGTTGGAGATTTTGGAGAGGTACAATTAGATGGTAATGATCAAGTATATGATGCTTCAAAAGGTAAAGCTATAAAAGTAGGTACTGATCTGGTTAGAGAATCTCCTTTACCTTCTTCATCTAACCCAATTGCTACTTCACAATCCATTACCCCGGGGATACCTTCTTCATTTAAAGAACTTGATAAACTAAATAGTTCTACATCTTCATTCTCCTCAAAATTAACTAGTAATTCACAAACTCAAGTAGAGGAACTTAGCAAGTTAAATGAAGAAAATAAAAAATCAAATGAAGAAAATAAAAAACTAAATGAACTTAGAGATGCTAGAGAAGAAGAAACTATAGCTACTCAAACTAAATCTTCATCTACTCAAGTTTCCCTACTAACTAAAATTTCTAAAATCCTAGAAACCCAGCTTACAATGCAGGTAGCTAAGGACGCTTTAAGTATGATTCCTGTAATAGGAGGAATGTTAGGTGGTTTAGCAAGTGCAGGTATTGGTGGAAAAGCCCTTTATGATTTAAATACAACCCCTGAAAACACACCCAAACTTGCAGAAGGTGGCTCAGTGCTTCAAGAAGGTATAGCTAAAGTAGATAAAAACGAAATTTTCTTAGGCAAAAACTCTTCAGAAGTATTTAAAGATATGTATGTTTCATTAAACAAAATATCTGATAATACTACTAATAAATTAAGTGCGGCTAAAACTTTAAATAAAGTTTCAACAACTGATGATTTAGCTCGCTCAACATCTACTTTTGTAAATAATATTGATGAGCTTACTAAATCAGTTAATGTTAATACTAATGCTACTAAGTTAAATGCTGTTGCTACTTTAGATAAAGTTAATTTAGCAAATTTAAATAATATTGAAAAAGCATCTGAAACAACTAAAGTTAAAGAAGCAGATAAAACTCAAGAAACAGGTAAAATTAAAGAAGCAAATATTTTTTCTAAAATTGGAGAAACTATTAAAAATTCTTTTGCTGACAGCGCAAATATTATTTCTAAAATTACCTCAACAGATGTTGCTAAAACAAAAACTTCTACAGCTGATAGCTTAGATAAAACTATTGCTTCTACTCTTACTACATCTGCATCAACATTTGCTGATACTGCTAATAAGTTAAATACTGTTACTAAAGCCACTACTTCTGATTTAACTACAATGGCCTCATCTTCAATGAGCGATGCTGTTAGATCAACTAATACTGTAGATGCTTCAAATAAAACCACAGTAACTGATTTAACCAAGTCCGTATCATCCTTTGCAAACGATATTAATAAATCAACTAATACTGCAGATACTGCTAATAAATTAAGTGCTACTAGTACTTTAAATAAAACAGATTTAACTTCATCTCTTTTAAATACAATTAATAAAGTATTTGTTGATGATATAGTTAATTCTGAAACTCAGAAAATTAAAGAAGAAAATTATTTAACAACTAATAATAATCTTCAACCTACACCTTTAAGTAATGTTCCTGAAACTAAATTAGTAACTGCGCCTGTTACTACTTCTAATGTAACAACAAATAATAATGGGGTTTCTACTATAACAAATAATCAAACAGAATTAACTGCTTTGTTAACAAAGTTAGATCAATTATTGCAAGTAAACAAAGAACAAACAACTGTACAAACTCAATTGCTTCATAAGAATGTTAACACATATATAGATTCTAGACAACTTGCTACTATTCAAAATATAAACACATCAAGAACCTAATTTGCTAATATTTATAATAAAAATACTTTTATTAATTTTAAAAACACTAATAACAATGGGAATCTTAAATTTATTTAACACCCAAGGATCACAACTCCAAGGCCAAGCAACTGCAACTAATTCTCCTACTTTAGTTGCATCTACTCCTCAATCAAAACTACATGGTACTTTTGAGGGCACCCCAGGATACTCAACTAATGGAGAATATTTTGATGAAGTAAACACCCAATGGCAAGCATACAATGATGGTATGCCAAATGCTTTACCTTTACCTTCACAACTTGACATGAATACAAATGTCCCCCCAGCATACGAAGACATATTTGATCCTGCTTCAAACTAATTAAATTTGTATTTTTATGTATGGGTTTACTCAAAGGTGTTATAGAAGGGAGTTTAGAGACTGCTTATAGATCTCTAAAATACAATAACGACTCTAACCAGCCGTATATAGTTGTCCCTATACCTGGCTACACTGATGAGTCTAGAGCAAACTTTTTAAATAGAGCCCCTGACTTTTTTTTAAGACAGGGGGCTCTTAGTCTTACTAATGCTCGTACAGGTGTTCCTGAAATTAATATAGGAGGGGATATTACATTTGCACAACTTGGTCTTTTTGGAATAAACCCTAACATTGCTTTCAGAATCCAGTCTAATCCATTTGATATAGATGTCCCTGTCCCTACAGATGCTTTAAGAGTTGGTAGGTTTTTATTTGATACTAAAAATTTAGCCGGTACTTTATTTTCGGTTAAACAAAATCTTTTAGAAAGAACTCGTGTTAATGCTCCTGGCGCTGGTAGAAGAGTATATGTACCTTATTCAACCATACTTCAAGCAGCTGGTAATCCATTTGGATTTCATTTAGATAAAACAGGATTAAATCCCTTAGATTTTGATAGAAGAGGATATTTTGATGTTACACTTGAAAATGAAAGAAATCTTGGTAACTCAGGAAACCGATTAGTTTTAATTTACCAAACTAAACAAATTGGGTCCCCTACTGTCGAGGAAACACTAGCAGCCGAATCTCTTTACGATATAGATACTACTGATGAGGCCTATATCTACTCATATAGAGGAGGCCCTGATTCTTTTTTAGGTTTAATAGGCAAAACCAGAATTAGAATTGATGGCACAGGATATGGTTCTCCTCGTGATAGAACTAATAATTATAACCCTAGTGCATTAAGATTCATAGATCGAAATACATACGTGTTTGGTAATTCTTTAATTGAATCACAACTTTCATTTTTTTATACTGGCTTTAAGGATTTTAGACAAACCATTAATGAATTTGTAGATCCTGAGTTTAGGACTACCCCAGACAAACAAGTTTTACCATATACCGATTATAATGTTTTTAATAGAGATAGAACATATGGTGAAAATGTACCTGTATTTTTTAGCACCGTTGAAGAAAAAAACGCAGCCCGATTAAACCCCAATCGCACTACAGTATATGATAAATTCAATGCTACACCAGTTATAACAATTAGAAACAATGCTGAGGTATATAATGATGTGGCTGTTAACCCGGATTTAATTCCTTTCTTTTTTCAAATCCTCAATAATGATAATATAGAGGATAGGCAAGATGATTGGTTCCTATTCTTCAGAGCATACATAACTAATATGTCTGATAGTTTTAAAGCAGATTGGCAGTCGTTTAAATATATTGGAAGAGCTGAAAATTTTTATAAATATAACGGGTTTTCTAGAGATATGTCATTATCATTTACGGTGTATGCTCACTCTAGAAAAGAAATGCTTCCCTTATATAATAAATTAAATTATTTAGTAGGCACTACAGCCCCAAATTACTCATATGCTGGATATATGAGGGGGATGATTCTTAAAGCTACAATAGGGGATTATTTAAGTAATGTACCTATTATTATAAATAACATTAGTTTAAAACCTTCTTTTGAAGCTGGGTGGGATATAAATAGAGGTGAAAATGGTGAGATTTCTATTGAGGAAGGCGGTGCTATTCTCCCTAAAATGATAGAAGTAGACTTAAGCTTTACTCCTCTTCATAATTTTACCCCGCAATTTGGTGAAAGATTTATAACAGCTCCTGCTCCTATTGAGTTGACATCCATAATTGTAAATGAATAGATACCAAACCATACCTATAATTAAAAACTCAGCAGGTATTCGTTATTATAAAGATAACAAATACCCTAGAATCCCCTTATCTGTTAATGATATATATGTTATTACAACAGATGGTGATAGATTTGATACCCTAGCAAGCCAGTATTACGGTGATTCTTCATTATGGTGGATTATATCAACTGCTAATGAAAACTTGCTTCAAAACTCATTGTTTATACCATTAGGAACACAAATTCGAATCCCAACAGATATTGCTGGGGTTATGTCAAGATACAATACTTTAAATCAAAGTTAAAATATTAAATTAAGTTATGGCTGATATTAAAAGAAATATTCTTGGTGAAGGATTTTTACCATATGTAAAAAAACAAATTGAAGTTAGACAACAAGTTTTATCCCCTACTACTTTAAATGGTTCATACAGTAAAGACATTTTGCTTTACATGACTACTAAAGCTCCATGGGTTAAATTAACTTCTGGAGTAAATGTATCTGAAGCTAAGGCTAAAGAATTAGGAGTACCTAATCTGGCTGGGTCTTTATTAGCTAAAACTTCTATTTTACAAGGGGGGCTTAAATACTTTGAAGAGTTTACACAAGATGGATCTAGGTATGATGCTGCCCTTACATCAGGGGTAGACCCTACTAATTACGATACGGCATATGGATACACTCCAGGTTTAGGGTTACCAACACGTGAAAAAGGATTTCTTACAAATAAGGAAGGAAATACTGTATATCCTAATGACTTCACAGCATATGGCCGCTCCCCAGTGCCTGGTATTACTTCTGTAGATATTAAACCCATAGGACAACAAGGAACAGTTAGAGAAGCTACAATCCAAATTATATGCCACAACTTAGCCCAGTTTAAAATCATAGATGCATTATACTTAAGATTAAAATATAGTATCTTATTAGAATGGGGTCATAGTATATATTTTGATAATAATAAACAGTTAGTTACTAATCCTTATCTTGATACAGCTAATAATTATTTTATAAGTGAAGGAAATACTCAAGATGTTATTTTACGTCTCTTAGAAAACCAACGCGAAGTATCTTGTGGTAATTACGATGGATTTTTAGGATACGTAACCAATTTTACTTGGTCATATAGAAAAGACGGAGGTTATGATATTACACTTCATGCTCGAAGTGCTGGAGATGTTATAGAATCATTAAAAGTTAATGCTAACTACCCAGGAAATACAACATCAGGCCCAATTACATTAACTACTGAAGAATTTGAGGCTATCCCCGAAGAAAGTAAAAACCAAGCAAATGTTGATTATGCTCAATTAGTACCTTCAACAATAGCTAATAAAAATAAATCTACTCTTAATCAAATTCTTTTTGGTATTAAGAGAATGCTTGATAATTTTAAATACACATCTTCAGATGGATTTGCATCTACACCAAGGCTGTCTAATCTTAATACAACTAACATCCCTAGTATAACTAAACAATTTGCTTCATATAATTTATCTCAACCTAATTTTGTACGCAAGGAAGAAGACCCAACTAAAGAAAACCATATTTTAGTAAAACAAGAAGCCTACAAAGTCAAATTTAACAACATCACAACCTCCCCAGATGAATCAGCAACTGGGGGTGCATTTTATTATATAAAATTAGGAACACTATTAAGAATTATAGAGTCATTTTTATTAAAATATGATACAACTCGCTCTGATGTAACATTTGGTACAGGTAATTCATATGCTCCTTTATTTTATATAGACTATGACTATGAAGAAAATGTATGTTTTACTATCCCTCGACTAATAAGCTCAGACCCTAAAGTATGTTTAATTAAACCTGCAGGTCTTACTGCCCCTACCCCTCCTGCTCCTGGAGGAAGTGATGCTACCCAAATTCCTATTACCGTGTATCAAGTATATGTAGATATAGTACCTCAAGCAGATAGTGGTATGATGCTAGAAGATCCAAAATATGATAAATTAAAGGATCTTGACCCTCTAGTAATGCCAGAAGATGACTATAATATCATAAACCGAGGAAATAGATTACTTACAACTACTGATCCTAATGTATCTTTAGAGCCATTAAGTAATGTGGATGTATTAACCCCAGAAGAAGTAACCCAATTAAACACTCAATATGGTGAAGAATTTGACAAATCAGAATTATTTGGTCTTAATCAAGACATCAAATTAATACGTCGCCAAAGATATGTTAAAACAACTGCTACTCCTTCGCAAATAGCAGAATTAGAAGCAAGCGGAGGTATATTATTTTCTATAGAACCGGGATATAGAACTTCTTTTCCATTTTTAGGGAAATTTATGCATATTTTAGTAAATATGGATTTTATTTCTTCTACTATTACTAATCATATAGATAAAGATGGGAATGTATCTATATTTGAATTTATCCAAAGCATTATGGATGGAATTCAAGCTGCTACAGGCCACATTAATGACTTTAAAGTAATCCATAATGAAAATGCTAACATACTTTACATTCAAGACTATAACATCCCCCCAGAACAAATGAAGTATGTTAAGTCTCTTAATGCAAACAAAACATATAGCAATAATAGCCCTGACTCAACTCCTACTAAACTTAATATTAATTTAGTTAATAACACAGCCGGGGAGGGAGAAGCATTTAATGGAAAAGGCAGTTTTGTAACTGATGTTCAAATTAAAACAGAATTAACCAATAATTTTGCTACCCAAATTACAGTTGCTGCACAAGCGGATGCTAACCAGGTAGGAGCAGAAGCCGTAGCATTAAGTAGACTTAATACTGGATATATAGATAGAATCGTAAAAAAGAAATCTAGTGCTGCTGACAAAAGCATTGAAGATAAAGCTACTAAAGATGCATATGCTGATGCGTTGCAATCAAGGCTTGAATTAATATCTGCTATTGATAATGGAAGTGTTTCTGATGTTCAAATTAATAATGCTAAACAAGAATTAGTAGATTTATATAAATATGATATAGGACAATACACTAAAAATAATAATATACCCGGAAAAGGATTTATACCTGTAAATCTTAATTTAACAATGGATGGAATTAGTGGTATAAAATTATTTGAATCATATACTATTAATGATGAAATCTTACCTTCTAACTATCGAAATGCTATTAAATTTATTAATAGAGGAGTTACCCATAAAATAGACGATAAAGGCTGGGTTACTATGCTGGATAGCCTTGGAGGCCCAGATTCTAGAAACCTTACCCCAGTACAAGAAACATTTGAAGCTAGGTCCTCAACGGCTGCAGGAGGTAAAGTAGACACTAGAGTTTCTCTACATCCTGATGAAGTGTGCGGAAAAGCTTCTCCTAATAATGTTAATACTGTCTATCCTAGATCTGTAAACTGGTTAAGAGGCCCTGCTCCTCAGATAATCCCAGTAACAAATCTTCCATCTGTTAAAGTTAATTTGGATAGTTATTCTCAAGTTCCTTTCCAATATACCTATAAAACCTACTCAGAAGTTATTAAAATTGTTGAAAAGGTTATAAATCAACTAGCCCCTAATACTTCTCCATCTGGCAAAAAATTAATTGTAACAGCTGCTTTAACTATTTCTATTGGAGAACAAGGCTATGGTGAAGGCAAAATTAGAGGATTTAACAATAATCTTACAGGAACCGAAAAAAGTGGATTTTATGTATTTAATGCTTCAGATGTTAATGGAAAAGTATGGGCTAAAGAAGGAGGTACTAATATCTACAAATTCTTCTATAGCTTCTCTACCCCAGAAGCCGGATATGTACCTTTAGTTAGAGAAATATTAAGAAGAAACATACTTGCAATATCTGGCCCTAATGAGTTTGCTTGGAGATACTATAGAGATTGGGGTGGATATGGTGGCAGAGCTAAACCTGACTACCAAAATGGTACAAGAACTGATTGTGATGCAATTTCAGGTATTGAAAGGAACTATAATAAAGCATTATCTTATGTTGATAGAGAGTATTTTGGCTTTGGCTTTAACTACAGTAATATACCAAACACTTATACACCATGACGTATATCCCAAAAAATAAAGTTCAAACTAACTTATATACATCCGGAGGAGAGTTTGTTTATAAATTTAAAGGAACTCCATATACTGGAAATTATTATAAACTTTATAATGGAAAATATTTTACTGAAAAGACTCCTGATGATCCTAATTCAAAAGAAATTGTAATACCTGCGGATGCATCTTTTTCTCCTTCTACTAATCAACCGTTATATGCTCCTTTACTTCCAACCCCTCAAGACTATAAAAATGGAAGTTTTATTCGCTATTTTAGTTTAAGATTAAATCAACTCTTATTTGTAGAAATTTCTAAAGCTACTAAAGATTTGTTTGATAAACAAGATGTTAGTGTACCTTGGAAAACTAATAAAACATTTTCTTTAATTTGGGAATTAACTGGTGATATAAATAAGGTTGCTCAAACAAATAAAAATATAACCGAATTAACAGAACAAAAATCAAGAGCATATGGTTTAAGTGTTTATTTAAATGAAAATTGGACACAATATTATAAAGAAAAACCTTAGCTTGGATTAAAATAAATTTTTAATATGTTATGAGAAATAAAGGTTATGTATTACTTAATAGAAAGTCAACATCAATTTGAAGAGTTTGCTCAACAGCAAACTAATAAATGTTTTGTTGAACTAATTTTAAATCATAATCTAATACATCCTGCTCTAAATGATGTTTCATTAGTTTATATTAGACCTGAAGGTAATAAAAAAGGATACATCATTCCTATTTTTCACAACGAATCATTTTCTATCCCATTTCAACAAGTTAAAAAATTTATATCAAGTTATAAAGAAGTATTTGTTAGGGATAAGAAAACAAGTATGTATTTTCTAAATAAAAAGAATTTAATACATTCTCCTATCAATATAGAGAATTTATCATTTCCAATTTATGATTATTATCATAGGCAATACCCAAACAGGAATGATATAAATAAATTTATTCCCATTGCTAAACATTATGAACGTTGTGAAGAGTATTTTACCCAAATAAACTTTACCCCACACTCAGAATTTTATAATAAAGCAATAGAGTGTTTCCACACCATAGAGTCAAGCGGTATTAACGTGAATACATCGCGTATAGACGATTACTTTACACCTCACAATGCCTCCTATTCAATAAAGAGTAATGTGATTTACTCGCAGTATAATGTGGATACTACAACTAAAAGACCATCAAATAGTTTTAATGGTATTAATTTTGCTGCGCTGCCTAAAGATGGAAGTAGGCAAGCCTTTGTTTCGGCTAATGGAAGATTTGTTGATATTGATATTGATTCTTACCACCCAACTCTAATTGCCAAACAAATTGATTATAGTTTTGGAGAAGAGTCAATACATGAACATATGGCTCAACTGTATGGAGTAGATTATAAAACAAGTAAAGAACTTACCTTTAAACAACTATATGGAGGTATTTTTAGTGATTATAAACATTTAGAATTTTTCTCTAAAACCCAAACATTGATAGATAATTTATGGGAACAGTTCAATACTGAGGGTTATATTGAATGTCCTATATCTAATCATAGATTCTATAAAGAACAATTGCCTAATATGGGTCCTCAAAAGTTATTTAACTATTGGGTCCAAAACTTAGAAACATCACAAAATATTTTAATATTACAAGATATATTACCAATAATAAAAGGTCATAAAACTAAATTAGTATTGTATACTTACGATGCTTTCCTATTCGACATTAGCAAAGACGAATTAGAATTGTTA